CATGAGACATGTCTCTTGAGTATGGCTTACCTACAAGAGGGTTGTCTTTATCTACAATTCTTCCGCCACCCGCAAGTACTGTGCTTCCGCCAACTGTAGAAATTCCATTAGATGTAGCAACTGTTGCGCTCATAGCGCTTGCCTTTAATCTATCAAACGAGGCTGCTAAAGTAAGTACTGCATCTGAAAATGTTGCTGCTGCTTTTGTATCGCTGTAGAATGATTGCTCTACTGTTTTAGCTGCAGCTGATGCTGCCATTAATTCTGGAGTTAATAACTTAAATCCAGTTCCGCCCTTACCAATATTTTTAAGAGCTAAAACTCCCTTTATAATATAGCCAAAGAAGTTTGCTAGCACACCAGTAAGCATGATTATAGGACCAGCAATTGCTGTTAATCCACCAATAAATCCTAGTACCGCTTTTATTGGAGCTGGAAGGTTACCAATAAACTTTAATATTCCATCAATTGCATTTAATACAAATGCTCCAACCTTTAGGAATTGCTCTCCTACTCCAGCTAATTCTGCCTTTACAGACTCAAGTGCTCTTCTGTATTTACCAGATGCAGATTCTGTAAGTGCTTTTAATTCTCGTTCTGAAATGCTTGCTAGGTCTTGTGTGCTAGCTTTCATCAAGTCTAGAACTTGAAGAGTCTGGCTTCCTTCTTTACCTAAATTTTCAAACAATGCATTGATTCTTGCAAACTGGAACTTACCGAATAACTGTTCAATTGCTCTTGCTCTTTGTAGAGGCTCAAGTGAATCTAAGGAATCCTTCAGAGCCATAATAGTTCCTGTTAGGTTTCCAGCATTTTTATTTACAATTCCAGAAAGGTCTATTCCAAATCCCATAAACATTTCTTTTGCAACCTTTGTTGGGTTGATAACAGAGGCTAATGCTGACTTAAGTGCGTTTGCTCCTTCTGAAGCATTAATTCCGCCTTCACGCATTGCTGTTAAATAAAGTGCTAAATCTTGTACGTCTCCACCTAATGCTTTTACTACTGGACCTGCTTTTGGAATAGCTGTTACTAAATCTTCTAGTGTTGTAGATGTCTGGTTTTCAACTGCGTTAAGGAAGTCAATAGACTCTGCAAGCTCCATTGTATTCTGGCCAAATGCTGTTTGAATAGAAAGAGTTGCTTTCATTGCTTCTTGTCTATCTACTTCACCAAGTATTGCAAGTCTTGTAGTTTGTCTTGTTGAGTTTAGAAGGTCTTCTCCTTCTTTGCCAGTTGCTGCAATATCAGCAGCAAGTGCGATTGTTTCTGTAAAGTTTGCACCTAATCCAGAAGCCAGTTCTCTAGACAATGCCATAACATCTTTACGAACTTTAAGTAAATCAGCACTTGATGTTGCTGTTAATCCGCCATAAACCTTTGTTAATCTTACTAACTCTTGATCTGCTTCTCTAAATGCTTTTGCTGCCGCCATACCAAAAGCTGCAAGTGGTACAGTTAAACCTACAGTAAGCTGTCTACCAGCCCACTGTGTATTCTTACCCCAGTTAATTAGCTGATTAGATCCATCCATCATAACCTTATTCATGATGGCTAGTTCTTGTCTTAGAAGCGCTGACTTATTCTTTGTAACGTCTAGTCCAGATTGAACCATTACGTTGTACTGCATTAATCCTTGTGCATTCTTACCAATAGGCTGGATTATTGCATTCTCAAGCATAACCTGCTGCTTGGCTAAATCTCTAACTAGTGAACTAGTCTTTTGTGTATGTCCTTGCCAAGTTCTAAAGTATTGGCCAAGCTTCATTCTTCCGCTATCTAGGTTTTGACCAAACTTAGATACGTCTGAAGTTAATGTTACGAAGTGTCTAGAGAACTGGCCAGTGGAGCGCATGGTTTCGTCAAACTGACGATTCATGACTCCAACCTGGCTAGTCAGATTCTTATTTAAACCAATTGTTGTAGCTTGGAGTTTTAAGAGTTGCTGAGTAACCGCTTGTAACTGCGCTGTTAGGCTAGAAAAATTAGCCGTCGCAGTTATGTTGGTTACTATATTTTGATCTGCCAACTCTTACTCCTTTTTGTATCCGAGGCCAGCTCCGATACCAAATCCTGCGTCTGATGCAAACTGACCTTGTAACGAAACAACATCTGATGCATCTGCAGTAATTCCAAGTGCTTTTCTTTTTACATCTTCAAAGCTCTTGGTGCCTTCTTCTTCCTCGCCACCTTCAAGGTCTACACCTTGTATTGCAGCTAAGAACTTTCTTTTTTCTGACTCAGACTTTTGCATAGATGTAAAAGTCTGAATAAGTTCTGGCATTGAAAGGTTGTCTTCCAATTCCTCGTAATTCTTATAGTTTCCTATTAGAAATACTTCTCCTTCTAAGGCAGCTAGATCTAGTTCTGACCAGCTAGAACCGCTGCTGCTAGCAAATTTGGATCATCCATCTTAATGCCGCCGCAAACTTCAAGGATACGATTAATTGTTGGTACATCTAATACGTCCTCAAATGCGTCTCTATCTGCAACTAATTCTGGAAGCTGCTTCTCTAGTGCTACTGCACAAGCATCAATAAGAATTGTTAAAGTTTCATCTTCTGTAGTTACTTCTGCTGTCTTGCTAATTGCAGCCATAAACTTTCTAAGCTCTTTAATTGTTAAAGGCTTTAGCTTTACGGTTGCCCCGTTTTGTAGCTGAATTTCTTCTACATCATATACTGTTGTTGCCAATTTAAATCCTCCTAGGATCTCGTCTTAATTATTGTATCATATCATAAATACCATAGCAATAGAAAACCCCCCTAATTTCTTAGGGGGGTTTTATTAATTAATAAGAATTAATTAAGCGCCTGTTGCGCTAAGAACTCGGTCTACGATGAAACCGTATTCTTGACCAGCCTTTGAGCCGTCTGGAAGCAAACGGAATGTAACTGGGAATGTTGATGCTGCGTTACGAGCCAAAGAGAACTGTGACTGTTGTACAGAAAGAACACGACGTGCATAGTATACACGCTCTGCCTTTGTTACGCCTGCTCCAGAAGTTGGTGCCTGACCTACTGCAACAAGCTGACGCTCTGTTGGAGCCTCACCTAGTGCTCCACCAGCAATACCAAGCTTATCTACTGTTGATCCTGGTGTTAGTGTGCTTGAGCTCTGACCAAATACTGTAAGAACGTTCTCTAGAGTACCTTCTGCCATTTCTGTAGCGATCATAACTTCCATTGACTCCTTGAAAAGCTTTGCTGTATCAAGAAGCTGATCTACTGTAACTGAACCGTATGATGGGTTGTATGTTACCTGAAGACCATTGTTTGTGTAACCAACGTTTCTGTAATAGAATGCTGGTGTTGTTGATGCAGTTACCTCGTTCAAAGTATCTGTGTAAGACTTTCCATCAACTGTTGTTGTTGGTGCTGAAAATGCTGGTGCTGTAGAACCTTGTTCTCCAGGTGCAAAATTTTCTACATATCCTGCTGATGTAACGTCTAAGTTTGAAATAAATAGTGGTGAAGCACCAACTAGAATATTCTTAGCATTACCTGCAATTTGATTTGCCATGTTGTAAAACCTCCATTAAATAAATATATATATTGACTTACTTTAAATTAAGCTGGCTAGGCTCTTTTCCTCTTGGTATAATTTTATCTTACAATCAACTAAAAGGCAAACTAGTCAAATCTGCCTTTAGGGCCTACTGTCCTAGAGTACTTGACCTCTATTATGACATCTGCCGCCAGGAACCCTGCTAGCTCTGTGGATGGCTCTGTTGGAGACATCTCTAGGATTAGGGTGTTGTGAAATATGATCTTGTCTGTTGATTTTGAGTTATTTAGGTCTCTGGCTGAATCGTCCATTCTTCTAAATACATCCATCATCATATTTCTTATTATATTGATTTCAGCAAAGTCTACTGAGTATATTGTAAAGGATATCTTCTCACAGCATATAAGCCAGTTTTCTTCATAGGTGCTACCTATCTTGTCATAGACTATATGAGTCTTGCCGCTCAAGAACTGATTCATTTCTGGTGCCTGTTGAACTGGAATGATTGGGATTATAGATTCGCCAAGGTTATCGCTGTAGTAAGCGTTTGCATCAATTATATTGTTTGACAAAAGTTCTTGCCATATATGCTTTCTTATCTCGTACATAGCGTCTATTCCATAGTTAGGCATTAAAATACTCCTCCGAATTTTTCTGTTAGTGCCGCTTCGGCCTGTAGTCTAATTGTACCTGGACTAAAGGAATAACGCACCTTAGCAATAGATGAGGGGACTTTCATTGCTCTTTCAAACTTGGCTCCAAATAGGTTCTGAAATCCAGACATTTTTATTGAGTTGCTTACCATTGGTCCACTAAAGTATCTGCTATATGTTAAATCAAACTGGTTAGTTGAGGCTCTTCCTCCAGGACTTTTAACTGTAACTGATTTGCCCTTTGGCATAAAAACTTTTTCGCCATCTATTTCAAATACAAGACGCTCTGCAGATTTTGGCCTAATAGTAATAGGCATTCCCTTTTCCATAACAGATGCTTTTCTTTCAAACACATACTTGCTAGTCTGCTCTCTATTTTTAGAAGGGACTGAAGACTTTGACAATTTAAACTCGTAATTAATTCTGAATGATAATCCGACTCCATCTAATTGATTTAACTTAAATAGACGACTTGTAGATTGTCCTGTTTTATTCCATTCATAAACATGATGAAGAGATTTAGGTTTTGTTCTTGCTTGAGAGTCTATAAACAATCCAAAATCTTTTTCTATCTGATTAAATATTGTTGTTTTAAATAGTCTTTGAAATGATTTATTTGATTCTAGTCTTGCTGCTACATTAGCCTGATAGTATAAGAATGCAGATATCTGTGCCACATTGCTATCTCTTAGAACACCCGCCTGGGCTGAGCCTACCATCAATCTCTCTAGACCAGAAGAAGCTTGAAGCAGTGCTACTCCGTTAGTCTCCAATTAATTGGCTCTCTGATCTTTTAGCTATTGCGTTATAAGCCATCAAGTTACCAAATGGGTCTGTTATTGGTGTTGAGCTTGTTATTTCAAATACTGTCGGTGTGTCATTTGGGTAATTCAATTCTACCCAAATTGGGTTGCCAGAGTTATCCCTAATGTTTGTAACCTTTTCCCTATATGTCAATCTAGTCTGGGTTCTAATTTCAATAGTTTGGTTATCTACATACTTAACAGAAATAGATCTGTTGTCTCCGCCTCTACTTGTAGCAGAATTAGTTATTATTCCTTTTGCAAAACAAGGTATAGTTCTTTGATATATCCAAGACTTTTTGATGGAGCCAGTGTTTGGATCCTGATAATCTTCTTGAGAATAAACGTCTATTTTCATGCTAAGAATAGAGTCTACGATTCTGTTCATTATATCAAAACCATTGTGCTTAAGACATAATCTGACAAAAGCTGATCTGCATAGTTGTTTCCTGTGCCACTAAATATTGCACTGTCATATTCAAACTGCCAGTCAAATGTCTGTATGCTCTTTAAGTACTTGTTTCTCCAGTCTTTATCTTTAGAGAAGAAGTCTTTCATTAACTCTATAGTGGCTAATTGAACTTCATGCGGAACTTCGTCCCAGCCATATCTTCCTTCAATTCTGTATGATCCCCCGTTTACAAAAGATCCACTGCCATAATCATTGATGCTTGGAGGCACCATTCCATTAGCTGTATAAACAACATTGTCTAGAAGGCCAGACTTATTAACCTTTATTCCAAAACCACTTGAAGATATTTCTACTGGTACATTCCAGTTATCAATATTATTTAATCTATCTACTAATAGTATGTCATTAAGATGTATAGAGTGTATCTCATTTATCTTATATGGAAGAGGGAGAACTTCTGATCCAGTAGCATAAACTATGTTTACGTCATCATACAAATAAAACTCTTGACCAGTGTAGCTCTCGATAAGCTTTCTTGCATATTTTTCAGCTGCCGCTAAATCTGCAAAAGTTTTATAGTTCGGGTCAGATTGGTCAAAGCCAAATCCTAATGAGTCTGCAGCTTCAGTTAAATCAACATATGGCTTTACTACATCAAGAAGGTGCTCTTTAGTTACGCTTTCTTCGTCGACCTCATACTCCCATACCAATTTTAATGTTCTTGGTCTATCTGTAAGAGAAATTGGAGGATATACTATATACACGCCTCTATCTGTTTCTGCCTCTTCTGCAATTTCAGTTAGAAGTAAAGTGTTTGGATTTATAGAAGGCTCTATTGAAGGATCGTTAGTTACGTCATAAAATTTAACAGTAGGCAAAGAGTCTGCTTGGGCTATCCCGCCCTTCCAAAAGACTCTCTGCTTTACTGGTGAGTTTGTTCCTACTATAATTTCCATTTGTTGCGTTTAAGCTTAGCCGTAATATTCCTGAACTTCCTTTGGTGTGGCTAAACGAAAACCCTCCTCTTTATCAAAAATTTGTTGAGCTGAATCTTTATTCATTGCTACAAACGGATGGGTCTGAGTAAATGTGTGCCCCATAATATCGTATCTATGGTTTGCTCTTGTCATCATAACTAGTACTGTATCTTCTGTGCGCTCTGCCTTTGGATCAAATACGGGTAAGACTTCAATCTCTTCTTTTGCATCTTCTACATCTTTAAGTGTTTTTTCATATACCGCATATGTAACACCTTCTTCTGCTAGGGCTGCAACTATATCCTGTTTGTTCTTTAGTCCGTCTGTTTCAACTGCAAACTCTTCTGCAATTGCCTTTAGCTCTGAGACCTTTAATTTGTCAAAAGACATTTAATACTCCTTTTTCTAGGTAAAACCATTATAGCATTGTATAATTAAAATGAAAAGCCCCCAAAATTAATTGGGGGCCTTTCTTGGATTAATTCCTAATTAGGAAGCAACCTTAACGTTCTTTACAACTACCCAAGCGTCTGCCTGCTCGATTTGAACGCCAACACGAGTATACATTGTGTACTCGATTGAGTCCTTACGTGGCCAGAAGAATCGGTAAACAGTTACGTCACGCTTAACACCAACAACAACGTTGTTAGGGAATGTCAAGTGAACATCTCCGTGTGATCCTGTAGCCTGTGCGTAATCGCCAGTCTGTGTCTCTGGAAGAAGTGGAACTTCAACGATTGGAATACCGAAAGCGTATGGAGCTACGTATCCTGCTGGTCCACCTAGTGGCGCAACATCTCCACGGATGATGCCTGAAGCAATATCCTGTGGGTTAACATTCTGAATGTTTTGTGATGTTGAGTATAGGTAATCCTGGATCAAGTTTGATCCTGCAAGGAAGCGTAGGTCTGTACGACGCTGCTTGTACTTACGTGGAAGTGCCTTAAGTGCTGAGTTAAATACAGCACGAGAAAGTCCTGCACCTGCTGCGTCTACGACGTGTGCATTTGCCTTGGCCTTCTTTACAACACCATCAAATGCCTTGTATAGAGCATCTGAAGAAAGTGCTGTGTTACCGTTAAGTAGAACGTCTTCAATATCGTTTCCAGCCTGAGTTGCCATCATACGTGCGATGTGGTCTTCTAGATCTGGACCTTCGATATTGTCTTCTAGTGACTCTGTTGAGAGCTCCCAGTCAAGACGTAGCTTCTTTGTTGTGAGAGAGATCTTTGAGAATGTGACTGCAGCGTTAACGCCTGTGTTGTCACCTTCTGAAGCGAGCTTCATAAGCTTCTCGCCTACGCCGATTCTGTCGATTTCTGTTGTGTCAGACTTCATTCTAACTGTACGTGCGACTTTTCCGATTACGGTTGCGTCGAACATATAGTCTAGGAAACGAGCTGATTGCTCTGGGTTGAGAAGACCACCATTGCCGTTTTCAGACGCAGTGTGAATTCCATCTCCACCAGTTGTGGATGCGAAAGTACCTGTAGCTGTTGTACCAGCTGCGATTGCTTTCTCTAATGTTTCATTACTCATATTATTTCACCTACCCTAGTTAAATATTTCGTTTACGGAACCGAGGAAAGAACCGTTCCATTTTGATTTGTTTGTTGCTAATACCGCAGACCCGCCAAGGTCTGAGGACTTCTTGATTGCTGTATCGCCTTCTACGGCATCTACACGCTTTTGAACACCATCAATGGTGCCCTTTATTTCTGTTACAGCTGCACTAAGTGCGCTGTGCTTTTCTGCTAATTCTGTAATCTGAGCATTTAAGCCCTTGCTAAAAGTCTCTACAGTTTCTTTAATTTCAGAAACCTGCAATGCATTTGCCTCTGTAGCCTTGCTAAGAGTATCTGCAAAGAATCCCTTTAGGTCTACTAACATTTTTGCAAAATCAGGCTCTTGAACTTCAACTGCAGCTGATGCATCTGCATCTACTGACTTAAAGACATTTACAGAAGCAGAATCTGCATCTTCTGCTTCAGCAGCTGGTGCATCTTCGACGGCTTCGACCTTAGTCTCTGCCATGGTCTCTTCAACGACTACAACTTCTTCAGCAGCTGGTGCTTCCACAACTGGTGCTTCTGCTGCAACTGAATCTGTACCGTGTACGTTTAGTTTTTCCACTTCATTACCTCCTTGTACGTTTGCCTGTTTTGCTATTGTTTGTGTTGCAGGCAACGGAACTCTTGACTTCTTAAATGAAGCAAGAACTTTGTCTATCTCTTTTGATTTGTTTATGTCTGAGCTTTCAACCCAGCCAATTAGCGTAGCTTCTTTTCCAGTTACTGGAGAAGAGTATGTCTTGTCTGTCGAGATGAAAACAGAGTCGCTATCTTCGCAATAAAAAATATTTTCTGTGACAACCTCTGTTGCCATTCCTTTAAAAATAAGCTGACCGTTTGCCTTTTCAATTGAAATAATATTACACATTTCATTGGCTGGTGAATCTACAATTGAAAGTTCTACTAGATCATATTCTTTGATAAATCTAACAGTTTCTCCTGTTGACTTATTAATCTCATTGTCTGCATCTTTAATTTTTCCGCCGATTGAAAATCCAGATAAAGTTCCATCAAGAACTTTTTCCCAAGTATCCTGTGCGCCCTTTGATATGTATGAAGTTACATAAACGCCATTATAAAATTCTTTTGATTTTTGATCGTAGTAGGTTTCTGGTTTAAAAGAAACAACTTTACCAACTGCAAGTGGCTGATGCATCTCTCTAAGATTTCCTCTAAAAGCTTCAAATGCTTTTAGGCTCGCCTCTGCTGTTACGACATCACCAGTCTGATCAACATTGTCTAACGTTGCAAATCCAGACACAGTTCTATTCTCTCTGTTTACTTTTGTAAACGGAACAGATAAATGAAGGTTTTGGCCGTCAGAGGACCACTGACTTTTTTCGATGTTCATATGCTTAATTTTATACTTATCTATCTAAAAAGGCAAATCGTAGTCAATTAGATTCAGTCGACTTGACTGCCGTCGCCTTTTGGATTTCTTGCTTCTCCTGATTTGTCTGGAGAGGCTGCGGATCTCTCTGAATCTCTGGCCCTAGTTTTGCCAGCAGTTGCTCTTTGATCTGCTGCCTGCTGAGGTTTTAATTCAACCATTTCGTCTCCGCCATCTACTGGAATCATACCCTTTCTAATTCTAACTTCGTTAGGGGTAATTACCTGCATTCTTAAATATCTTTCATCTATTTGAGATTGCGTATCTTCGTCGGTCAAAGTGAGCTCTTCGAATTTAATTTTTAGAGCATCTGTTTTTTCTTCAATTATTGCATTAATTCTTTTTTCAAGTCTCATTTGTGCTGGTCTACAGACCTGCTCTTTAAATGTCTTGTCTGCATCACGAGCATTCGCAAGCGATACTCCTTCTGGGACTCCAATTTTAGTAATTGGAACTCTGTGGGCCAATAAAATTTCATCTCTATTAGACTGTCTATATACATTAAATGATGACTCTTGGGCTCCAGCCTCGACTGGCTCCATTTTAAATTCTACTTTATTATCTTGAGTGTCTGCTGGTTGGGACCGCTTTATTTTCAAAGTAGTCCAGGTTATATCTGCCAGCAAATTCATTTCCAGCAAGTGGTACTTGGGCTGCTACTATGTCTGGAATGCCATAATAGTTATTCATTGGAGTGTACTTCTTGAGATGAATAATTTCATTTGGTCTATCTTCTACATCACCGATTGGATTTGGTGTTTCTAGGTCTCCAAAGTTTCTAAAGAATACAGCCTTGCCATAAAGCAATTGCATAAATCCATCACGAAGTCTTCTTACTCTCATTGTTTTAGCTGGGATATGACCAATATATCCTATGTCTCCTGCTGTGGTTCTTCCTATTTCAATGTATCCATTGCCTGTAGCTTCTAAATCAGTATATACTTTAATTAAAGTTTCTGTGAAAGTGTCTTCATCATTAGTAGAATCAATCCACTCCTGAAGATCTTGCTTTAACTTATTAAGCTTTCTTCTGGCTCTCTCTAATTGCTTGTTGTCTGATATTGCGTCAATTGCGTCATTGGTTTTTCTTGTTTCAGAAAACGAATATCCTAGCCCAACTATGTTTGCAACCTTTGCATTGATTGCTGCATAGTTATATGTTGATACTTCGTATACTTGTGAAAGATACTCTAAATTATATATTGGTTGAACAAGGTCAAACATAGCGTAGCCAGTTACCGCCTGCTGCAATAAATTCTGCTGTGTTGCTGCTCCGTCTTTGCCAGTAAATGATTTTGCAAAATCTCTATTTACTTTTCTCTTAAAGTTTGTGCCAAGGCCTCTTACTTTTTTAAGTTCTTCTATGCCTATTGCAAATGGATCGACGTGCTCTTTTTCTTTCTTAAAAGAAAATAAATCAGAGCTATTTTTTACAGATACCTCGTAAGAATCTTCTGGGCCATCTTCTAAAAATTGTGTCATGTTACTGAGCCCCCTCGAAGAACTGAATCTTTATATTCTCCAATATCTAATGGGTCTGGTGTAAGTCCCCATTTTAGTCTTTGGTTTTGATACTCAAACTCTTCATCATCTATTTTGCGTCTGCCCGCTAAAAATTTTGGTTGTCCCTCATAAATACCATAGTGTCTTACAGCATCTGCTAGCGTAGCCATTCTAGAACGATTACCCTTTTTAGATGTTATAGACAAGAAGTTACCATCATCGTCACCAATCCAGCGTCCGTCTGGCATTTCCCAAACATATATTCCTAGAGTTGTCTCTTCGATAACTTGACTTTTTTGATTTAAGATTTCCATATGTAAAACAGTTTATCATTATTTCTAGCAAAAGTCCAGCCTGTGTGCCATGACAATGCACTTTTTTTAATAATTGTGTAGGCTATTCGCCAAATGACCTTACGAAATAGGAGGTTCCGTCAAGACCCTGACTGCTTTCAGATACAGTTAGCCCTGGATCAACCACAATTTTTGAATTATCTGAGCAATACAGTCTATAGTTATTGGCTGCCTCTGTAGGGGTAAATACCTTTTCATAAAAAGCTATATTGTTGTATAGGTTTGAAGTTCCATACTCTGTGTCTAATTGATTTTGATTAAACTTAATGTTTAAGGCAGGCTGGCTCAAGACTATTAATATATGGTGTGATACGTCGTTTAGAAGAAATGTAGATATGTTGGCTTCCGATGTTCTATCTATACCGTTTACATATATAGCAGAAATTCCAGCTTTTGTTATTGCTCCATTTGCCCCCCACTTAATTGATGAAGACGCTGAAGAGAATAATACATTCTGCCCCGCCCGTGGTGTAAAGAACATCTCTATTGTACGTGGCTCAATAGAAAGGTCTACCGAGAATCCATGTCCAGAATACATAGATATACCATTATATTTATTTTGCATTCTTACTGGATAATTATATTGACCTAGAGCGTAGTCGTATTCCGAATATATCTTTGAGCCAGAGTTATCTGAATAGAAATCTTTATTTGAATACATATCAATTTCTAGCTTATTAAAATACGGAAGATCAAAGGATGAGTCATCTGTGGTCATGGTCACTCTTATATCAAATATCGGGCTCTCTGAGTTTTGGTTTTTGTTGTAATAAGGCATGGGTGAATTATTCTTACATATTTCCCATGGCTGATCTGGTATCTTTATTTCAACTAAAACATTGTCTACGTCTTGACCATAGGAAAGTCTAGAAGAAACAATATCTTCAGGGTTTGAAATATATAGTCTGTCTTCAAACACAAAAGATTTTGATTCTGCTATATCTGTTTTTTCAAACTCAATCCTATTGTAAACAGAATTATAATATCCGTCTCCAGAAGCAATTTCTTCTAAGCTTTTTATTCCAGGATATGTGTATGAAATGTCTGGTCTTATTGATGTTGAATTTAATGAGAAAAATATTCCATTGTTTGAATAAACAATTTGTGAATACTTAGTTTCTTTATACCCAGACACATAGTGATTTAATATTTTTTGTTCAGTTAGCTCGTAAGCATAAATTGCTGCTGAATCAACAATAAACTTTTTTCCTACATTAGCTGGGCCTAAAGATAAATTTAAGCTTGTATTGGTAAATTTAAAGCCCTTGGTGACTGGACTTTCGGAAGCTATTTTGCCGTTTACATACAAAGATATTTTATCCTTGGAAAATATTCCAACGACATGCATAGCCTCATTTTTTGTGACTTTGTGCCAAACGGATTGTGTGGCGCTGCATTTAAAAATAATGTTTTCATTTTTATAGAATAGGCCAATTGAGTTTGCAGCATCTCCCATAATAAGATATTCTTCGTTGTCATCTTTGTCTGGACTAAACCATATTTCGAATGCAAATGCGCCGTCTGGATTTCTATTCATTCCAAGACCTAGTGCTTTCAGGCTTATTTGAGCATCTTCATTTATCTCAGTTCCTCTAACTCCCGCCCCAATAATAGGAAGCACTTCCATGCTTGAAGTATTAATTGCATACCCTTCCATGGAGTTTCCAGTGTAATCAATTATTGGCAACCCACTAACGGCAGCATATGAAACTCCGTTGTCTCTTAAGTCTGCGTATGTTGAATATAGTGTAGTTAGATTGCTGTATACTCCAGCTTCACCAGAACGAACTTCATCCAATAAGAAAAATGCAACTGGATTATCTTTTAAGACAGTGTATTTATATGACATGTCTTAATTCTCTTCTAAGGCTTTAACTCTCGCTGTAAGCTCTTGAACTGCTTTTATTAGTGGTGAAATAAATTGATCGTATCTTAATCCCTGCATTGAGTCTTCTTGAGACATGTCTATTTTTACCCATCCCGCAAAATCTTCTACTCCAGACTGATCTAAAACCTCTTTAACTTCTTGTGCTATTAATCCGTAATGAGTTCTTGTTCCAGGAACTGAAACTATATCTCCGTCAACTACTTCTTTACCGCCTTCAATAAATTTATAGCTAACTGGACGTAAAGAATTAACAAAGTCCAAGCCGAGAAGTGAGTCAGAAACTCCTGTTTTCAATCTTTCGTCAGATGTATTTATTGTTCCTGTGTTAGAGTATATTGTTTTCCAAAATCTATTTGATGCTACTCCAGCACCTGCATCTATAGGCTGGCCTATTGAGTATAAGTTGTTTGCTAGTGGATACCAGTTTGAATTTACTCCATAACCAGATGTTGTAGGTATGTTTAATGAAATAGTTGTTGGTATTGGATCTATTGTTGCGCTTGATCCAGGAATTCCTTGTGGTCCTTGAGCACCTGTTGCACCAGTTGCCCCCCTTGGAATCGTAAATGCAAATACAGCATTTGTAGCTGTTCCAGTATTAACTACTGAAGCATTTGTTCCAGCCGCACCTGTTGTAGTTGTTCCAACTGCTAAGGTTGTAGGGCCCTGTATCCCTTGTGGCCCTTGTGGACCCGCAGGCCCTTGTGGCAAAACTAAATTCAATACTTGAGATGGGCTAGTTCCAGTTATTGTTGCACTTGCAGACACGCCTTGGTCAACAGTTCCTATTGATAAAACATTAGATGGGCCTGGCCCACCAATTATTCCATCGACACCTCTTGGTAAAACTAAATTGAGTATAGCAGCCTCTGGGGTTCCAACATTTACTACAGAGGCTGGAGTTGATGCGCTAACAGTTGTTACAGTACCTATTTCTAAGGTTCCTGAAGGGCCCTGTGGGCCAGGATGATCATCCAGATAGGCATCTACATCAGCGGCAAGGTATCCGAGGTCTCTAGGGACATCTGGAGTATCTGTATATTGTGGGTATCTAAACCCTTTGCCTGTTGTGCTCATTTTTTTATTATACCACCTATCTACTTAATATATACATGTGCTGGGCTCATGTACCTTGTGCCAGAAATAATAGGCTTTACTTCATGTAGGTATGGAAGTTGTGAGGGGAACATAATCATGCTTCCAGCCTTTGGCTTAAGTGTGATATTTTGATTTGGGAAATGAATTTCCCCTCCCTCGTAATCATCGTTTATGTATGCAACAAGAGAGAATGCTAAAGTAGAGTCTCCGTCTTGTCCATCAAAATGAGGCCCCATGTATTGACCTTGATTCCATTTTTTAATAGGCAATTTGCTTAGTGGTAAATTGTAATTATTTTTATCTAATCCGTGTCCAGATAGATATCTTTCTGAACACATTTCAAATGCCATCGAAAAGCTATTTCCAATATATAGTGTTTTTTTATCTATTGAATCAGATCCAGTTGTATCTTTTAAATTAGAGGTGATTATATTTTTAGTAGCACCATATACAAAAGAGCTATCGTCGCTTGCCGTCCAGTTTTCCCATTTTGATATTCTTTTATATGAAAGCGGATCTGAGTCTATTTCTTCAATAAACTGTTTTAAATGTTCTGGATAGCTAAGAGCATTTTCCCAATACCATATTTGTGGATCCAGCACTTGTAAATCAAACATTACAAATTGTTTGAACTCTATTTGATTCTGCATGTTATCCCTCTACTTCTGATGCTGGATACTGTTCGCCTTTAGGTGTTATTCTTATGCCTTTATTTCTGTAGTCTTCCCACTCTATGGCTTGTTCTGCTTGCATTGCCCTAACTTCAGCAAGCTCTGCGGCCCAGGCATCTCTAACTTCTTGAGGATAATCTTCTTCTTCTCTGTCATCCCAAAATGATCCAAGTGTGTATCGTATTGATTTTTTAACCGTAGTAACTTCATGCATATTATGAAAACCACCAGCAAAAGTTACAAGGGTTCCAGTTTTAGGAACGATTGTTAATCCGTGTTTAAAGTTTAGTACTCCATCTTCAAAGTCGTCATTTAAATACAGAAAGGTTGCGTATCTACTTCTAGTAAATGCTCCAGATACACCTTCATTTGAAGTATTATCGGAATGCATATTGGCAAATGCTCCTGGTGCCCATCTTTGTGAATGCCAGCTTATTTGAGACATTTGTTCTGGATCTTTGCCAGCCATATCTGCTGTTGCGTTTATGACTCTTTGTCTAAGGTCTTGAAAAAAATCTCCTGGCAAGCCACAGGCAATTGTGTCTGGGTCATTTAGTTCTGGAGTTCCAGAAGAGTATGACTCATAAAAAGAAATTGGCATCCATCTTAGCTGATCTTTTTCCATTTTAATTGCTAACACATTTATAATTGCTTCACATTCTTGCTTGGTAAGAAAGTTGTCATAAGACACAATGTCTTCTTTATGTCTTGTTATAACCATTTCTCTTTCCATATTTTATTGCCCTCCCATATCTTGAGGGTTATACTCTTCGTATGAGACAACAGATCCGTCTTTAAAATATACCATGTTTCTTTTATCTTCATAGTCTATTCTTTTGGCTTCCATTTGTGCCCACTTGTATGCACCATAACGTCTTTGATTAGCCAGCCATTCTTCTGTTCCATTATGAGGAACCATTATAAAGTTTCTAACAAAAAACTTTTCATTTGTATTAATTGTTTTAACACCATGAAAATATGGTTCAACAGAAGGAAATACTAGGATATCTCCTGAAACTGGTTTGTGATTTATAAATTTGCCATCTACGTAGAACTCTATATCTCCACCATCATAGTCATCATTAATATACATGGTGCATGTCAAAAAGAACTTGTCTCCAGGCATGTCTCTTTGAGACGTAATGTGGTCAGTATGATACTGCATAGTCATATTGTTCTGAAGCATATCTATTTTTGCATTATATTTAGAGTACGAGCATCCGCTAAAACGCCATCCTTCTGGAAGATCAATATTGTGTCTTTCTACATAATCTAAAACAACCTTAGTATATGCGTCTTCTATCTCATCAACAAAGGCTTTTTCTTTTATAAACATTTCAGAGCTAACTATGTCTGTCGAGCATTCTGACATCTCTTTTTTTTGCGTATATGTTCCAAAATGTGACCACTGATCCCAAGCTTTCAAAAAATACTTACCATTTGATTTTTTTTCTGACTCATTCATTGTTGCATAAAGTTCAGATGGGTTATTCAAAACATTTCTGTATACATCTATATTTGGGTAAATCTCTACATATTCTAAATTGCTCATGGCTGTCTTTCTCCTGTATGCTTAGTTATCGTCCAAAAAAATGGCGACGTAAATCTATTACCAGATTTAACTGGCCTAACTCCATGCGTATAATTCATGTCGCCTGGAAAAAAATATGCTGCTCCAGCTACTGGTTTAAATTCAATTCCGTGTTGAGGGAAATAAAGTTCTCCGCCTTCATAGTCGTCATTAAAATAAAATAGTCCAGCTAGATCATACCATGGAAAGTCGTTTGGCCTTCCTTTTTCTGGTCCAGAATGAAACTCTTTGTCTGCATGAGGCTCTTGCCTTGCTCCTACTGGCCAACGCACAATTGCTGGTCCAGTCTCTTTTGCATCTACGTTAAAAAATGCATCTACTTCTATTTTTAATCTATTTATCATGCTATATATTAACTCAAGTATGCTTGGGTCTGAGGCCATAAGAGAGTTGTACGTACATACACGATCTTCCCAAATTGTATGGTCGTATAAAACTAGCCCATCTTCATCTCTATGTGTTTCTGTAATATCCCAAATTTTATTGTTTAATGCAAAATTCATTAGCGTTTCTCTTTCTTCTAAAGAAAGAAAATCTTTTATTTCAACAATATTGTCTGAAGAGTTCCCAAAAAATCCAGATGGAGTTATAGACTTAGGTGCTTTACCAGCCCAATCATTTTGTGCTTTCATTTTTGCCTCCATAACTCATTATAGCATTATTAACTTTTAATCTTATTGACTTTACCTGATGAGAGCCAATTTTTCTTTTTAAATGATCAACTGCGTCTCTGTAGAAGTTAGACCATGTTCCAGATTGATTTAAAGCTCTAATAGCTTCAGAGTAGTCATTAGGATTTTCTATATCATTATATACTGGCTTTGGGAATTCAGAAAGTGGTTTAAAAATCATTTCTGAATTATTCAATGACTCTAAATCTATTGGCATTACAGATATAACTGGGGTCCCAGCTTTTATTGTTATAACCTCATTTGGTTTTGTTATCATCCAGGCAATAGGCAACTCTCCTGTAAAAAACGAACTACTAATTAGTGTTGTAAATGGAACTGCACCATCAATAAATAAATTTGGTACTGGCATTGATAATAGACTTAAATTTTCACTGGTTTTAAAAACTAGTCCACTATAAAAACTAATTGTTGCATTCGCTCTGCCAGGATAAGCATATTTTTCTCCAGATAATATTTTTACATGATCTGAACTGCTATCAGATATTCCATCCCAAATAAAAGATATGTCTTCTGGAAAAGATATTCCCCATCCCAATTGATTTGTTAGGCTAACTGGAAAACATTTATAGGCATGAGACTCAAACGTCTCTTCCATCCAACTTCTTTTTGCAGAAAGTGGTTCAAGTACTCCTAGGCACTCTCTAGTATTAAATACTTCTATCCTATACATGAGAATTTTTACCAGTTTTTGAATCTTCTTCAACCCATTTTGCTCTCATTTGCATAAACTCTGGTCTGTGTGCATGATCATTATAATCTAGCATAGTAACAATTGAAAACTTCATTCCAGATTCAACTGGCATTGCTCTATGTGAAAATAAATATGTAGATGGGAATATGTATAGGTCTCCCGCCTTTGGCTTAATGTCTAAATTTAATTTAGGGAAATAAAGGTTTCCTCCTTCATAATCATCATTGACATATGCTACCAAAGAAACTGTAGCGCTGTATGAAAATCCATGATCTGCATGCTCTTGGAAATGCTGACCCTTGCCATAGCGGATACAATTCATAACTTCCCAATAGTTCATTTTTACATTATACATTCCACAATAATCATCCACTGCTGGAGACTGATGATTTTTTAAATCCCGCCATAGATCATTGACTAAATTTTCTGTTTCAGAATTAATATTTACAACTTCACCAACTTTAATATCTTCACAATCCCTGTATGAAGGTCTCTTTTCGCTATAACCTACAAAGCCAAAAGTCCATTCGTACCTGGAGTCTCCATCTCTAATAGCAGATTCTCCAATTTTATTTAATCTATCAATCACATTGATTTCTTTTTTAATTACATCTCGATAAACCCAAATACCAGGAGCAAGCTGCTCTTTTGAAGAAAATAAATAATTGTTATTAAAATTTGTCATAAATACATTGTATCATTTGTATATATACAGCACAATAGCAGGGGTTTCCCCCTGCTATTGTTTTTTTATTTTTTAGTAAGCTCTTAGGCCCGTAAAGCCAAATCTCGGTGGGGAGAAGAACCCTGGTGGGGAGAAGAAGCTTGGTGGGGCAAAGAAGCTTGGTGGGGCAAAGAACCCTGGTGGGGCAAAGAACCCTGGTGGGAAGAACGGTGGGAAGAACGGTGGAGAGAAGAACGACGGTGCAAGCGTAGTAACTGTATTAGAGTTATTTGATGCAGCAGATCTTCCATTAGCATTATCTGCGTATACGTTATAATACTGTGATGTTCCAGCAGTATCTGATATCGATATAGATAAGTTAGTTGTATTTCCAGTTGTTCCATCATTACCTTGAACAAAGTAGTTAGTGATTGGCTTTCCACCTGTTGCAGGTGCTGCCCACTGAACTGTATTTGCATTAACTCCAGCTGTTGCTGAAGCACTTGTTGGGGCAGCTGGCTTTGTTGTTGCTGTAGCTGATGCTGTATTAGAGTCTACTGATGTTCCATAAAGATCAACTGCTTTTACTGTGTAAGAGTAAGAAGTGCCACCAACTAGTCCAGTATTAGAGAAGGTAGTAGTAGGAGCATTTACTGTTCCTACCTCTACTCCGCTTCTAAAGATTTTGTATTGGGTTGGTGCATTTCCTGCTGCAGGTGCTGTCCATGAAAGGTTAATCATTCCATCGTTAAAGTTCCGTTGGTTATTAACTCCATTTAAATGATCTGCTGCGGTTAGCCCAGTTGGTGCATCTGGGCCAATGAAGTTGTCTTGAGCTGATGCTCTTCTACCTATATTTTTTGACATTTTATTCTCCTATTTCCCAATTATGCTTTCAAGTCTCCAGCAAGTAACCAGGTGTCTGTTGCGACCTTGGTTATTGTTGCTGATGAATGAAGTGCTCTAAGCTTTAATCCTGGAGTTCTTAAAATTGTAACTCCTGCTGCTTCTGCAAATGCTGCGTCTGTTCCTGCTGACTGGTAGAAGCTTATTGAAGTTCCTACTGGATAAGCTGTAGTTGCATTTGCTGGAACTGTAATTGTGTGTGCTCCAGAAACTGGAATTAATTGATCCCGTAGACCTAAACCACCTGTTGAAAGGTTGTATGCTGCTCCAATTGCTGTTCCAATTGTTGTTAGAGAAGGAACTCCAGCTTTTGTCTGTGCTCCGTCTGTAAATGCTACACCAGATGCTGCAACTGTTACTGTACCAGTAAATGTTGGATTAGCAATTGGTGCGTAGGTTGTTGCTGCTGTAGCAGATGCTAGCTTTGCGTTTAGTGCTGTTGTTAATGCTGTATCGTTTATTGATAGTACTGAAGAGTATGTTGTTCCATCATTTGTGAACTCCCATACATCTGTAGACTCATTCCAACGCATTTGAACCGCATTAGAATCTCCACGCATAATTCTTAGTCCAGCGTTTTCTGTTGGAGTTCCAGTAGTAAAATTACTGTTTAAATCAATGATATTGTCAGCCAAACTAATTGTTTCGCTGTTAACAGTTGTAGTTGTTCCGCTTACTGTTAGGTTTCCACCAACAACAAGGTTTCCATTTACTTCTGCATTATCATTAAGATAAACTTTTCCTGTGCCGTTTCCTGATAATGATAAGTCTGTATCTGCTGTCTTGCTGGCAATTGAGTCAACCTTTACTGTATTAGAGAAGTTGATTCCATTTCCATCAGCACTTGAAATATTTGCGCCTGATTCCATAACAAGAGGGCCCTTAACATTAACTACGCCTGTTCCTGTTGGATCAAACTCGATATTACCACTTCCGCTTGTTCTTAAACCAAGGTTCTCATTAATGTCTGCAGAAACAACAATTGCTCCTGATTCATCTTGAAGAACTTTCTGTCCATTAACATAAAGTGATCCTGGACCAACATAGATATCTTTCCACATTTGAGTAGGAGAACCTAGGTCATATGTATTATCTACAGATGGGACTATGTTTCCGCCAACTGTAGCTCCATTAATTGTTGGGCTTGTTAGAGTCTTATTTGTTAGTGTTTGTGTTCCAGTTGTTGTTACTAGAAGTGATGTGTCTGCAATGCCGTGGACATTTGTTGTATCGTCATTGTGTGTTGATACTGCTCCATCTGCATATGACTTTGTAGCTAGAAGTGATGTATCTGCAATTCCATGTACATCAGTTGTATCTGATGAGTGGTTTGTAAGAGCTGTTGCAGCTGATTCGAACTGAGTTTGAATTGAAGATGTAACTCCATTTAGGTAGCCAATTTCAGTTGCATCAACTGATCCAATTGTTGTTGTAGAAGGAAGAACAACTGATCCAGTTAAATTTGGTGAATCAATTGTTGCTTTTAAGTCTAATGCTTGAGTTAATCCAGCAATCTTTGATTGAGCAATTTCTGCTGTAGCTGAGATCTTTGCATTTGTAATAGCCGAATCCGCAATTTTGTTAACTGTTACGGCATCATCTGCAATTTTAATATCAGTAACTGAATTATTTGCAATTTTGTCAGTAGTTACAGAACCTGCAAATATTTTATCTTCGCTAACTGCGTCATTTGCAATCTTAATTCCAGTAACTGCATCATTTGCAATTTTAACTTCAGTAACTGAAGCTGCTCTAATTTTGTCAGTAGTTACAGAACCTGCAAATATTTTATCTTCGCTAACTGCATCATTTGCGATTTTACTTTCAATAACTGCATCATTTGCAATCTTGACTGAAGTAACTGCATCATTTGCAATCTTGACTGAAGTAACTGAAGATTCTGCAATTTTAGCTGATGTTACGGCATCATCTGTTATTTTAGCTGTTGTAACAGAATTATCTGGAACCTCATTAAGCTTTGCATCTAGTTGCTCTTGAATGTTTCCAGTAACATCAGAAAGCATCTGAATCTGTTGTGGTCCAACTGCTCCTATCTGAGCTGCAGTAGCATATATTTGACCAACTTCAAGAGGTGATCTTGTGTATGTAGTAAAGTCTACTACAGTTGTAGGCTCTGATGTAACTCCTGAGAAAAGCTTCCAAATTCCGTCAGAAGCATCACGTACAAGACCAGCATGCTGATATGTTCCATTATTGAATGCTCCCACAACACCAATGTCAAGGACGTTGGATTGGTTGCCATCACCAATGTAAATCATTGGGTCATCATACGAAACATTTGTTGAGTTAACTGTAGTTGAAGTTCCGCTAACAGTTAAATTGCCGCTAATATTTACATCATTTGCTGTTAGCAAATTTTCTGAAACAAGGTTCGTTCCTGTTATTGTGTTTCCGAATATATTTTCACTTGTACTGATAACCCCATTAAAATTATTTAATGCAATTTGTGCTACTGGAATTTTAGTATTTGTGTCAAGTGAGGCAACTCCATTTTGAGCTCCTCTGTCTGAAACTGGAATATAATCTCCCAAAGAGTTATTAACTCCACTTATTGCGTTATCTGTATAATCCTCTGCCGCTGCTAGTGCTGCGTTGGCCTTTGAAGTTGCATCTGCTGATGCAGTTGCTTCTGCTGCTGTTTTTGCTGCAGCTGCTTCTGATGTTGCAAACGCTTTTGTAGAAATAACATCTGTATCAACAGTTATTGTTATTGTGTTTGTACCATCATTATAAGTCTTTGTTAATCCAGCACCCATTGAAAGAGCCTGATCTATAGCATCTTGGGAAATTTCACCAATTGCTGCTGTGTCGGCTGCTGCATATGAAAGAGCGGTCCATGTAGATGAACCATTACCGAATTTAAATTTATTAGTGTTTGTTTCAACACCCATTTCACCTGCAGCTAATACTGGATTAGCTGCGGTCCATTCTGAAGATAAACCTCTACGTACTTGAATTCTTACTGTTGACATTATGCCACCCCTTTAATTTGATATATTGAAATTATAGCATTAAAACTGTTATATTTAAGCATCATGCTACTAATGCTCCTGAATCGAAAGTCATTCCAAACTCTGAAGTACTTGGATCTCCGCCAGATAAGAACTTACTAGTTCCTGTTGGAGTCACTCCATTTGCTTGAATTATATATGTTGGTTGACCATTGTAATCAATAGCCAATCCTACATCCATAAATGAAAGCATTTCAGCTTCATTTGGAATTTCTGAGTATAAAGCAATAGGCTGCCAAGTTCCATCTACTTGAATCTTTAGCCTATTTGTTTGTGTATCAAATGATATCGGGGCTGTCCCTAAAACAATATCTGAGCTAAATGTTGCTGTTCCAGCTACATTTAGGCCATTCTTTACTTTAAAATTTTTATTTTCTGTTGCCATTTAAGTTCACATATCCCCTAAGTGTTTTTTTGTGGGGGATTTTTAAGGAATCCCCCAAAACCTTTATTTAATTACTTAAGTAATGTTCCAGATACTTTAACTGTTGAGTTGTCTGTTGGTGTAACCTTTACGATAACATTTGCACCAGATACTTCTGCTGTAATTGTTCCTCTTGATCCATTAGTTCCAACAATTGCATATTCTGTAATTGCTACGTTATCTGATGAATCTAGGGTTACTAGGATTTCTGAAATTTCATTGTGTGTTCCATTGTCAATTTTAACAAGGAGCTTAGCTGAACGATAGTCAGCCTTTGCCCACTGATAAGCTGTTCCAGGAACTGTTGCTGTTCCAGAAGATGATGCTGCAATTTGCTTTGCCTGATCATTTACATTTAGCGCTGTGAATGCTGTTGTGCCGTTTTGCTGAGCTGTATTAGCTGCTGCTGCAGTTGCTTCTGCTGCAGTCTGTGCTGCTAACGCAGAACCTGCTGCATCGTAGTTTACGGCAAGACCATCGGCGTATCCTTGTGCTGCATTCTGTGCTGCTGACGCAGAACCTGCTGCATCGTAGTTGATTGCAAGTCCGTCTGCGTAGTCTTCTGCTGCTTCTTGTGCTGCTGCTGCTGCACCATACATATCGTATGCTGCTGCTGTTGCTGCAACGGCTGCTGTGTTAAAGTCTGATATATCTGCTGAATCAAGGCCAGTTACAGAAATAGTTGATCCTGTAATGTCAATATTTGATCCTGCAGTTAGCGTATCTTGCTTACCTGCAAGTCCGTCTGTTACATCAGATGAATTAGCTTTTGTTCCAACTAATGTTGTTAAGTTAGAAATGGTATCTGGTGAATCACCAAGTGCTGCTGCTAACTCATTAAGAGTATTTAGAAGTTCTGGTGCAGAATCTACAAGATCTGCAACCTTTCCGTCTGTGTAAGTATTTGCTGATGCAAGTGCTGCGTTAGCCTTAGATGTTGCATCTGTTGCTGCTGCAGTAATTGCTGCAGACTGTGCTGCATTTGCCTTTGAAGTTGCATCTGATGCTGCAGTTGATATTGCTGCTGCTTGAGCTGCTGAGGCTGATCCGTATGAATCAAATGTATTTGCATTTACTGTGAGGTTACCAGCACCATCAACATTAAATACGCCTGCATCAACAGACTTTACAAGAGTTGCTCCACCAACGAGGTTGAGGATATAGGCGTTTCCGCCTGTCTCTGTAAGTATATTTTGGCCGCCGATTGTACCTGTTGCGCCTTCGACGATAAGGCCACTTTTAATTCTAAAATTCTTTACTACTGTTGCCATTTATATGACTCCTCTTACTGCTTTTTTTATTATGCCTTTAATGCTGTTCTTACAAATCTTACTGCGATTTCACCAGAAACAGGGGTGATTCTTAAACTAATTATACCTGAATTTTCTTCAAAGGTATAAGTAAATAAGCTATTGTTTGTGTTTGATATGATGTTAGACTCTGATACTAGCATGTCTAGGCCATCTTGTGTTGCCATGATCTCAGATGCATACACATCTGATCCCTTTGTAACTTGTAGATTATACTTTACTGTTTTCCATGTGCTTTTTGCAAATGAGTCTACATTTGTTGGATTTTCAATCCCATAAACTGTAAGGTCATTATTTCCTTCTAGACCAAGCAGTTCTGTTATTGTGTCTGTGTTGTTGTCTAGATCTCCTAAGATAGAAACAATATCGTTAATTTTATATGTTAGTGAATCTGGATCCTGTGAACCATCTATTCCAACTTTTACCTGAAGTGCTTCAATTGCATCATTTGCATTTGCATGCTGCTCAGAATGTGAAGGGGCTGATAACTGATCAGTCCCGTTTGGATTAATTAATTCATCTAGATTGTTTGGATAATTGGTGGCCACTGGCTACCTCCTTGAGCTTTGCTTTCTTGTTTAATTATACACTATTTTATTCTTTAAATATCAAATAAATAGTTTACCATTTGCCCAATGGGCACTTGGCTGCCTGTAGCTTTGTTTTTAGATTCATTATACATCCGCATTTTTTGCATTGAGATGTAAGGCTGATTAATTCTGGGCATGATCTGCATATAGACATTCTTGAATTTGATACCTCTTCTTCGGCATGCATTGTCATTGGATTGAGAAGGTCCAAAGGAGTAACTCCATTTTTTTCCTTGTACTCTTGCCACCTTGATTTAGACACAATATCCCCTTTAAATAAGTAAAATACTATTATACATTAAGTGTTATCTGTTTGTCTATTCTGAATTGGATGCCATTCTAAAAGAGAAGACATATTAGCATTTAAAATAGTAAATTTTTCTCCATCAAATGTTGCGTGTGGAGAAACTACGTACATCCCATACGGGTAATCTAATAAATTTAATACCTGTGGGTTGCTCAAAAGAATACTGCCAAAATACTCTGAAGTTTGAAAATCATCAACAACTGTTCCATTTTTTATAAATCTAACTGTAATGCCGTTGTGCTCTGGATGTTCTTCAGAAATATCAATAACTTCATCAGAAAGCATAAACATATTGGCATAATATGCCCATGTTGGAATGTCATATAAACACTCTCCGTCTATTACCCAAACTAATGGGACTCCATTAATTCCGTCTTCACCTCTAACATATAAAACGCTTGAATCTGTTAACATTGTATTCCTTTCATTTTATTAGCATCCTGTTCCGCTAAAGTTTTGCGGATTGTTGCATGTTGCTCCAGTTGCACATCCACTATTGTCACAGCCTCCGCCATTACATATAGCCATTGATATGTTTGCAGATGTACAGGTTTTACCTGTTGTAGGTAATGCTGGGAAGCTTGGTGGTGCGAAGAAGCTTGGTGGTGCGAAGAAGCTCGGTGGTGCGAAGAAGCTCGGTGGTGCGAAGAAGCTCGGTGGTGCGAAGAACCCTGGTGGCGAGAAGAAGCTTGGTGGTGCGAAGAAGCTTGGTGGTGCGAAGAAGCTCGGTGGGAAAAATGGTGGTGGTGCATTGCAACCTTGAGGAGTTGTATATACTCCACCGCTTAGTGTAACAAATGATTCGTTTTCAGAACATTTTGCACCTAGCCCAGTAACTGCAGCTGATGAAGAAGTATAGCTTCCACTTACTCCTCCGCCATCACTGCAGCATGTAGAGTTGCCAAGAAGTGTTCTTCCTAGCTCTGCACAAGTGTAAGCTGCTGCATTTGTTATTGTTCCTGGGCATGCTGGCTTTGATGGAGGCTCATCTGGTGGAGCTTGATAAGTAAATTTATAAACTGTAATTGTAGGAATTGGGGATGCATTTACAACTGTTCCAGCAACTGGAGATTGTGAAGACACTTGCCCCTCTTTAGTATAGTCAGTTGTACCTACTGCTGTTCCAACTGAAATGTTATAACTTGATGTGCTAGCAGGATTGTATGTTCCAACTAAATTAGGAATAGTATAAGTTGTAGGAACGCAAACTGGAGTTCTAGATACACCTCCCTGAACCTGATTATTAATTCCTGGCTCAGATGCAGCACATGCTGAGTTTAATCCTGTAAGAGCTGCGCTGCTATTTGCATAAGTTCCAGTTACGCCATCTCCATTATTGCAACATGCCCAATATTGAACTGGTGAAGTAGGCTCTTCTGCTTCCTTTGTAGTAGACTGAACAGAGTTACTACTATATGTTTTTGAAGTAGTATTTAAATCAGTGGTCAATACATAAACAGAAGATGTTATTGACTTGTTGTCATATTGTGTTGTATCACCTAGATTTAAGCTGCTTCCAATTCCAAATGGTATATTAACACCATCCGCATACCATTCATGAATATAAGAAGATATTGAACCTGAGTTACTCCATGTTCCGTTTGTTGATGTAAATGATCTTCCAGTTCCAGAAACTGTTGGTGCAACTTGATTTACTGGTAAAGGAACTGATGGATATGCTATAGATAACCCTGGGAAAGAAGACCATGAAGTTTCGGTAAATCTTGGTGCAGTTCCAGTTACAGTAATTGTGTATGATCCGTAAGTAGTTCCTCCTACTCCTATTCTATCAATAGTATAAGAAGTTTGGCTGGCTCCACCAGAAAAATATGAACTGGTTTCTGTTTCTCCATTATCATAAATAATCCATTCTGTTGGCTGGATTAAGTTTAAAGACCAAGATAGGGTTCCTCCACTTGAGCTTGAAGACATAGTTGTTGTAACTCCAGGCTTATTAGGCTTTACATCAGAAACAGATGCATTAGCACCAATACCTTGAACCGTAGTTCCGCTAATATTAGATGTATTTAGTGGTCTTACTAACAACAAAAGTCCGCCGCTTCCATTTCCAGTATCTATCTCATATGTATTTACATCTCCAGTAAGCTGTATTTCTCCAGAAGCTGCACCTGAATATTGTATATAAAAATCATTTGCTCCAATTGGCTTTGTCCAATCTACTTTTATTATTCCGTTTGACACTACAGATGCAGATACTATAGAAAGTTTTTGTGGACCTATTAATGGACTTGGCAAAGTAAATACATCTGGGTCATTATCTCCAGCAGCATTTGTAGCTGTAACTTTACATCTTACAACATACCCAATGTATTTTAATGTTTTAGTAGAATTCCATTCATCTTCATCTAGGTATAGTGTGTTAGATGTTTTGCCTACAATGTCTGACCAACTATATGAAGATCCAGTCCATGCTGCCTTTTGCCATTGATATTTAAATGAAGTTGGAGAATTTTCCCAAACACCGTTTGAAACAGAAACAGTTTCTTGTGCTGCATACCAGAAAGCTCCTCCTTGCAATGAAAGTATAGGAAGTTCTGTATTTTTTGGCTTTAGATCAAGTAAGGATTTCCATTCGGATCCGTCCCATATATATGCCGCTTTAGATTCATTCCATGTGTTGCCATCATGAATCTGTATTTTTTTTAAAGGATTCCAACTGGAACCGTCAAAAATATTTAGCGGCATTTGGTCTCCTTAGTATTGAATGTAAATGTCTCCAGCAGAATTTCCGCTTGAGGGTGGTGTCAAGCCAGTTCCATATGTAATCTTATTTACATTAGAACCAGAAACTCCATTTGTATATCCAGTAATAACTGTTCCGCCAAGGGCTACGGCTGTTCCATTTATATTGATTGAATTATTTTCAATCATTGAATTAGAAATTGTTGGAACTGCAGAAGTTAAAATTTTTCCGTTTGAATCTAGTCCAGCATATCCGCTATTTTGGTTTCTTTCAGATTCTGGCTGATATCCTCCAAGCGAGTTTTCAATTCCAGCTATTGCTAAGTCTGTATAGTCATTAGCGTCTGTCAAAGTAGAAGCTAATCCAGATGTCAAATTAATGGTTGTAGCATATCCAGATATTAGTGCACCTGTTGGTATTGTGACTACTCCAGTAAATGTGGGTGAGGAAATTGGAGCATATGTTGATGCTGCTGAAGTTATATTTAATTTTGTTTCTATAGATGCTGTTATTGCAGAAGCTGCAGATTGATCTGCAGCTATATAATCAGCAATTTCTTTAAGAGTATTAAATGCTGTTGGAGCAGAGTCTATAACTCCTTCAATTGCAGATACTATTTCTGATGATCTTGCTATTGTTGAGGGGATAGCAGATTCTAATATTTGACTATTTGAATCTAGTCCAGCAATTCCTCCAGAAGAATTTCTATCTGATAATGGAATATAATTAGTTAGACTTGTGTTGATTTCTGTTCTTAAATCATCAACTGCTGTTAGTGCAGAAACAAGGACTGCTGTTCTTGCGTTATTTGTTGCTGAAATTGCTCTTGCATTTGTAAAATATAAATTAGATCCTTCTGGAACATCTGAAGTAGATCCTATATTGGTTATTGGTGGAATAAAGCCTTCTAAAGCTGCATCTGTATATGTTTTAGCTCCAGCAACTTCCTGATCTACATATCCTCTAGTTTGTAAAATAAGTGGATCAACTATACTGTCAACTCTTGCTTCTGTAAAATAAAGTCTTGTTCCCTCTTCTATATCAGATGTGCTTAAAGCATTTATTGATGCTACTGTAAATTCTTCAGCGTCTGCTTTAGCGGTTACGAGTGCGGCAGCAACTTTGTCTGTTGCATCTATTGCTGCAGCTAGTTGAGCTGCATTTACTTTTGTTGTGGCATCTTGTTTTGCCTCATCTAGTGCATCATCTGCAGATCCTATTGGGTCAAATAACCCTTGCACTGCATTTACTGCTCTAGGTTCTGTAAAATATAAATTTACTGATTCTGCAATGTCGTTTGTTGTAATAGAAGACAAAGCGTTTTGTATCGCAAGTAGGGCTTCAGAATCTAATGAAACCTGATCTGGCAATTGAGATAAAGGAATTTTGCCATCCGAATTTAAAGTAGCAACTCCGTTAGCAATTCCAGGCTTAAGGGCATAAGAAGTTATTGAATTCCATCTTTGAGTTCCATTACCTATTTTAAACTTAAGGGTGTCTGTTTCTATTCCTATTTCACCATTTAAAAGCAATGGGTTATTTGCTGCCCAGTTTGCTGCAACGTCTCTTCTTAATTGAATTTTATATGCCATTATGAATTTCCTCCGTCAAGTGATGGTGCATCAAAATCTTCTGAGCCTCCGCCTCCCAAAACTTCTTCTTGTACTTCTTGTGTTCCGTCAAAAAGGCCAGCGTCAAATAATGTTTCTTCAACAAACGACGGGCTATTAAGATTGCTACCAGGCAATCCTCCGTCATATCCAATTATCTCAGGTAAAACAAGTCCAGGGGTATTCGGATTATCAAGATTCTTAAAGTCAATTTGATTCTGTATATCTATTGTGTGTACATCTCCATCAAATGTGTGAGTGTGCATATAGAATGGAGTTGGATCTGTACTTGGAGGAGTAAGCTCTATCCAAGTAGTTCCATTGTGAACACGCAAGTTTTTTGTAGTAGTATTTATGTATACTTCTCCAACTTGCCCAAATGCTGGGTCTGTTGACAAGGCTAATAGCCTTAAAGGTACCAGCATCTGTCTAGACATGATTAACCTACTACAACTACTCTGTATTCTCCAGCTGATGGAGCGGACGCAAAGTTGATTGTTACTGAATTAGCATTTGGTCTAAGAACATCTGCCTCAACTTGTGCATATGGAACAGCTGCTTCAAATATCTGAACTGTTACATCAGTTGTTCCTAAATTGTGTGTGATTGTGTAAGATGTAGAAGATGCACCTAAAGTCTGTGCATACTTTCTTGCAATTTCATGGTAATTTGAACCATTATTTGTTAGCGTCCATTTATCAGATGTCTCATTCCAAAGAATTTCTACATCTGTTTCAGTGCCACGCTCTACTGTTATTCCAGCATCTGTTGTTGGAGTTCCAGTAAAATTGCTATTAAGCTTTACTTTATTATCTTCTATATTAATCTGTGTTGTATTTACAGAATTAACAGTTCCAATAACATTTAAGTTTCCGCCAACCTGAAGGTTACCAACAATTTCTACATCGTCTGGTAAACCAATGGTTACAGCAGCATTATGTCCACTGTTTGGAGATACATCTACTTGATTTTCTGTTCCTACAATTGTAGCGACATAATCTCCAGTTGTTTGTGAGTCTAAATCGATATCTTTTATAGATACTACGCCTGCATTTACATTAAAGTCTGCATCTGCAAATGAAGCAACACCTTTATTTGTTGTAGATGCATCTTCTGCTGAAACTGTAATTGTATTGTTTGTTACAGATACATCAATTCCTTCTCCGCCGCTTACTGTCAATCCTTCTTCAAGAAGTGAAATTGATGTTGTTCCAATATCTCCAGTAATTGAAAGTTCTGTTGCAACATCTACTTCTCCAGCAGCAGTAAGTCTACCTTGCTGGTCTACTGTAAATGTAGGTATTTTTGTCTGTGATCCATAAGATCCAGAACTTACTGCAGTATCATCTAAATCTAAAGTTGTTACGCCAGTTGAATCTGAATATGTTGAAGTTAAGCCTGTTCCACCTTGTAATGAGCTACTAATTATGTCTTGTATTGCTTCTGAAGATGCAGCCATTGGCATCCATGGACCGTTAGGAGAGGTAAGTCCATTGTAGTAATACATTGTGTTATTAGATGTATCATAATAAACTTGACCAGATACTGGACTCGATGGAGCAGTTCCTAAGTTTTGAATTCTAGCATTGAGTAATTCATTTTTATTTAAATCAACGCTAACTAAAAATTTTCTTGCCATCTTTTTATCTCCTTTTTAGGACAGGTATGCTGTCCCCGAAAATGGCTGGGCCATTGTCAATGTTATTTGGTTAATACTATTATAGTCTATTCCAGTTTCTAACAAGTCTCCAGAACTAGACTTAACTGATACGTTAGGGTGAAATTGCAAATTATGAGTTATAGAGACAGAATATATTCCATTTACTGGACCAGTAATTTGGCTCATTTCCCAAGAATACATATAGGACACTTGCTTGTCTAACACAAAGCTGTTTTCTATATCCCAAGAGTCTGAGGCTAAAGACTTAGGTCCCCAAAATCTTGTAGTTAATGTATCAAAATAAAAGTCCCCTGGAGAACCTAATGAATTGGCTGGATTTCCTTCTCCGCTAATTATTGTTCTTCCAGGAGAGCCAGATGCTCTTACAACTACTAATGGATTATTTTCTGTTACTATGAGGCGGGTTGCCATTATAGTGTTACCGCCCTATTCAATGTCAAGTATCCCTCTAAAAGTCTTGTTATATTTACACTTGGATCAATTAAAACAAGGTCATAAGCTGATTTTGGATAAAAAAGTTTTTTTGTTCTTTCTGAGGATACAGATATAGACAATTTTCCAAGTGAAGGTGTTATTGTAATTCCATCTTGATCTGTCAAAGTAAATGCAAGTTTTTTGCCACCCTGGGTATCTCTTACTTGCATTTTAGCTGTGTGATGATTTAATTGTATAGGAGAGTTATCTTCGTCTAGGTATTGAACCTCAAACGTAAATGTGGTATTTTCGTCTACTTGAAAATTTTTTTGCGCTGCCATTTTTTTACCCCTAAAGAGAAATGCCCTTACACTATTTTAGCATAAGGGCATTCCTAATCGACTAATAATTACTTAGACTTAAATCCAAAGCTGTGGTCGCTAGGCGACAATGCCTTCAAGATTACTGGAGCAATTGCTGCAAATCCAGCGGCAACTAAATCTTTTGGATCTGTATTTCCAGTCATGTATAGAGCCATTGCTGCTGCTAAAAACGCTCTTCCGTATGATCCTAGTGCAGATAAAATCTGTTCTTGCATAGTTACTTTCCCGTCTTTATTTAAATCAGCTTTATCAAAATTTTTGATAGCCATATTATCATCTCCATTTGGGCGGTGTTGCCCATGAATTTTGGTTTTACCCAATACTTAATTCTACCACTAGGCAGATATATCTACAAGTTCGCAATTTCCGTCTGAACTGCAAGCCAAAGTGGCGTTTGTTGAAGTTCCATCTTCTGTTTCATAAAAAGAGAGATCTTCCCACCTAATATTCTTTGGCATTTTAGATAAAAGCTCTTCATATTCTTCTTTTGAAATTTCTTGATAAGGTGCTTGCTTATATGTATGCTCTGAGTGTGGCAGGAAAGAAATTCCAGATACTTCATCAAAATTCTTGTATACCCAAGCTCCTACTTCCATCCATTCTTCTTCTTTCACTGAAACAGTAATAGAAGGCTTATGCTCACACCAAGCTCTTTGATAAACAAGCCAAATATTTAAGTGGTCAATTGCAGTTAAATCATTTCTAACAATTGCACCTTCTGGTGCTTTTACTGGGAATGAAAATACATATGTTTCATTAGGCTTCATTACATCATCTTCTACTGGTATTCCAACTTCTTTTAGGAAAACAGAAATTGGATCTCCTTTTGAACCACGAACTGTGCGAATATAATATGGTGAATGCCATGGATGCATTCCTGAAGATACCCCGACCAATTGAGATACTGTTCCAGAAGGCTTTACACATGTAATAGCTGCAGACTCAGGAATCCCAATTTTCCCAGCCTCTTCTTTATTAGTTTCACGAGCATACTCTCTTAAAGACATTAAGTAAGATTCTAAAGCAACTATATCTTGCTTACCAGACATAAATTTATGTCCAAATTGTCCTGTCAAAGAAACACCAAGAAGTCTCTCTTCTTCTGTGTTATCTTTCCATATTTTTCTTAGGTACTTAAAGTCTGTAAGAGTTGACTGCCAGGTTCCAAGTATTGTTGCAAGCCTTACTTTGTTTGCAATATCTTCTTTGGTGTCTTTCTCACGCAATACTACTTCTGAAAGATTACAAAACTGATAAGGCCTTAAAATAATCTCAGAGCATGGGTTAGTCCCATAATGAATCTCTGGATCTCTACGACCAAACTTAGCTGCCTGAGCTTGAGCTGCGGCTACGTTGTAAATACCACGTTCACCAGACTTTGAATCGTAAAGAGATTTCCACTCTGCAATAAACTGTTCCATTTCTGGCTTTCTTGAATATGCAACTGAGTTATTAGATAATGCTCGTTGTGTATTACCTTCCCACCAATTACCAGCCTTTGCCTGAGCCATTTCAATATCATTAATGTTTGATAGTGAAATCATTGCAGATCTTCTTACTCCACCAACAACTACTACTTCACCAATCTTACACATGATATCATGACATTCAATTGGCTTAAGATTTCTACCTGCTGCATTTTTAAACTTAGCAATAGTAAAATCAAAAAGATTGACTAGCGGCTGAGGACCAGAAGATCTTCCACCCATTGTCTTTAATCTTGCACCAGCAGGTCTAACTTTAGTTACATCTATTGCTGGAATGTGTCCTGTCCAAAGAAGTGCCAATAGTTCACGATAAGCTTTTGCCCATCCTTGCTTTGAATCTTCAACAACAATAATAGTGTCTGACTTCTCTAGTTTTTCTGGGACGGCAGGAAGTTTATTAATATACTTGTACTCAACTGAGAATCCTACACCAGTTCCGCACATAAGTACATACATTGTTTCATCAAATGATCTAGGTGAATCGACTGGCAAAAAAGCACAATTGTATCCTGCTACATTATCTCTTTCAAGTGCTGCGCCAGAAGTCATTACAGATCTCATTGACGGCATAACATTTCGTTCAAATACAAACTCTTTTAATTCCGCAACAAGCTTCTCATTTGGAATGTAATTATGGTTTTCTTTTAAGTGATTGGTCATGAAAGAAAAATATCTATCTACTGTTTCTCCCCATGTTTCTCTACGTCCTTCTGCTTCTACCCATTTAGCATATCTTGATAGTGCAATAAAGTTTTCATAAGGATTTTCAATAGTATTTTTCATTTGTCGCCTTTTCTTCCGCCATACGGATTGATTAATTTTTAAGTGAAGTCTAAGTGTATCAAACTTTTTTATAAAAGAAAAGATAGTTAAAAATTATTATTGTTTTTTAGTTAACTATAATATATAATACTCTATATATACATATATA